AAAAAATGAAAGCAGGTGATAAAAATGGGCAGGCCGTCAAAGTTAACACCTGAGGTTATAAAGAGATTAACAGAAGCAATCAGAGCCGGAAATTATTACGAAGCTGCTTGTGGTTACGCAGGTATTCATTATTCGACTTTTCGTAAGTGGATGCAAAAAGGCGAAACTGCAAAAAGTGGTAAGTTTAGGGAGTTTTTCGAGGCTATTACGCGAGCGGAGTATGAAGCAGAAGTCAGAATGGTTGCTTTGTGGCAAAAACACATGCCGGAAGATTATCGAGCGATTAGAGATTTCCTTGAGCGCAGATATCCCGACCGCTGGGGCCGCAAAAGACTGGACATAGAGCACAGCGGCGAAATCGGCATCAAGATAGTGGATGATATAGATGACGGAGATTAGGCTTTCAGACCTTATCGCGCCTTCGTTTTTTAAGCTGCACAAAGAAATAAAAGCGGAAAAATTTGACGAAATATGGCTTAAAGGCGGCAGGGGTTCTACAAAATCAACCTTTACCAGCATACAGATTTTACTAGGATTGTTAAAAGACCCAGAAGCAAACGCCGTCGTTACCAGGAGATACCAGAACGAACTGCGGGACACCGTTTACGGCCAGTTTGAGTGGACCATATCAAAAATGGGCCTGGGCAGCTATTTCAAGTTCCAAGTTGCGCCGATGCAGATCATCTACATTCCAACCGGGCAGAAGATAGTTTTTAAAGCAGCGGACAACCCGCTCAAAATGAAGTCTATCAATCTGGGCCGCGGCTACATCAAATACGCTTGGTTTGAAGAGGTTGATCAGTTTGCAGGCATGGAGGAAATCCGGAATATTCTTCAGTCACTTTTCCGGGGCGAGAATAAAAAGCGGATTGTTTTCTTTTCCTACAATCCGCCAAAGTCCGGGCGCAGCTGGGTGAACCAGGAAGCAAAGATACCGAAGCCCGGCCGCAGGGTACATCACTCAACATACCTTGACGTGCCACCGGAATGGCTGGGTGAGAGGTTCCTGGCCGATGCAGAGCACCTAAAAAAGACAAACGAAACTGCATACCGGCATGAGTATCTGGGTGAGGAAGTAGGTACCGGCCTTGAGATATTTAACAATGTTGAGCTGCGGATTATTGCACAGGATGAAGTTGCTGCATTTGACCGTATCAGGCAGGGGCTAGACTTCGGTTATGCTGTAGATCCGCTGTGCTTTGAGCGTATGCACTATGACCGGAAGCGACGCAGGATTTATTTATTTACAGAGATTAGCGGACTTAATTTATTCAACCGGCAGTTTTGGGAGAAGGCGCAGAGGTATAACGATATTTGGACCATTGCTGACAGTGCCGAGCCAAAGAGCATTGACGAGCTCCGGAGCTTCGGCATGAAAATAAAAGGAGCAAAGAAAGGGCCCGGCTCTGTTGAGTTCGGCGTCAAGTTTCTGCAGGACCTTGAACAGATAATTATTGACCCTGAGCGCTGCCCGTTGGCGGCGAGGGAATTCATAAACTATTCGCTTGAAACGGACAGGAATGGCAATGTCAAAAGCCAATTCCCGGATAAGGATAATCATAGTATAGATGCCTGCAGATATGGCCTAAGTGAAGACATGGTTCATACTGCAAAAAGGCCAGTAGACAAACCACCAGGATGGTAAGGATGGTGATAAATTTGCTAACAAGTTTAAGTTTTTTAAGTGAGGGTAATCCCTGGCCCCCGCCAACAGAAGCGGAGCGGCTGGAAAGATATGCACAGAATAGACTACTCTTTGAGGGGAAGCATGAGCAGGTATATAAAGACTGGATTCGGCTGTTGCGAGAGGACCAGCAGGCTACCCTTGAAATGGTGTTGAACTGGCACAAACGATTGACGCTCCTGTTTGCGGATCTGCTCCTGGGCGAGCCGCCGCGAATTACGGCCGGTGACAAGGGCAGCCCGGAGCAGGAAGCGGTGGAACGGATTATCGAAGATAATGGTTTTATTAATGTTGCGTATGAAGTAGCTCTTGATGTGTCCAGATACGGCACAGGAATATTCAAAATTCGCTATGACGGCCGAGCTATAATCGAAGGCCAGCAACCGGCGATATGGTTTCCGGTGGTGAAACCTGACAACATAAAGGAGATTCAAGCCCATGTGCTGGCCTGGGCATATGAGGAAGATACCCAGGAGCGGGGCAAGACGGTCACAAAGAAGTACCTGCAGACCGAGATCCACGAGCGAGGCAGGATAATCACAGCGAAATATCCGATTGAGAATAATATCATCGGCCCGGCTATAGAGTACGCAGAAACAGAAACCGGCATTGATGAATTCCTTGTCGTGCCGGTCAACAACGTCCTTACCACCGACAGAGTAACGGGTCTTGATGATTATAGTGACCTGGACAGTATCGTCCAGGAGATTGAAACACGAATAGCGCAGATAAGCCGAATCCTGGACAAACACGCAGACCCGAATATGTACGGCCCGGACACGGCTCTGGAGCACGATCCAGCAACGGGGCAGTGGGGATACCGGGGCGGGGGCAAATACTTCCCTGTTAGCCAGGGCGAACAGCCACCCGGATACGTCACATGGGACGGACAGCTGGAGGCGGCATTTAAACAGATAGACCTACTCATGGAGCAGCTATATATTTTGAGTGAAACATCAGCAGCAGCATTTGGCCAGCTCAAGGCTGGACTGGCCGAATCAGGCACAGCACTAAAGCGTTTGATGATGGCACCACTTGCGAAGGTGAACAGAATCCGGATGCGCTTTGACCCTGCACTAAAAGATGTCCTCTGGCTGGCTTCAATGCTTGAAAGGGCGCAGGGCATGAGCGGGGCAGTGGTGCTTGAGGATATCCACATTGATTGGAAAGACGGCCTGCCGGACGATGACAACGAGCTCACCCAAAATGAGACTCAGAGATATA